GTACCTCCTACTATACCATAATAGATATAATCTTCTACCGTACCTTTATACTCTTTATAACGCTCGTTCTTACTATCAGTGATTAGGTTACGTCCACCAATCTGAATATTTCTAATGCTTGACTTCAATCTATTCTCCAATGAAAGCAAATCAGGGCTTACAAGTTGTTTTATCTCGGTTTTATTACCATCTGTTATTTTAAGATTTGCTTTGATTTCTATATGGTCATCAAAGAGATGTATATACTGCTGTCCGTTCCCTGATGTTATTTTGTCAGTTTTGATTTGTCCACCAGTGATTTCTGTAAATCCATTGAGTTTAGCAATACCTCTCTCGCCTTCATACTCTGAATTAACGGTGGCGTATAGAAAATGATAGAATCCGGCTTCTTGCTCTATATCTATTTTGTTTTCGGATAGAATAAATTCTGCGGTTTCATCGTTTTTACTTGCTTTGATGTATAGGTAGTAGGTTTTGGCTTTATCGTCCAAACGCCCCGA